TAATAATATAAAAGTATTGAATTGAATATAAATATGCGTTGCTGAGAGATGACGCTTATTTTTTATGCAAAAAATCTTTTCAATTATAAAAAGTTAGATGGAAACATTACTCAATTCCTAATTTAGCTTTAATACCATCTGCTAGGATGGCTGAAAAATTAAGACCTGCCTCTTTACCTTCTTCATTTAAATAGTTAGGGATGGTTAAGGTCTTTTTGACTACACGGTTATCATTTTTTCGCTTATATTCCGAAATATTAACAGTAACCAAAGTAGCAATTTCATTGTTTTTGGTTTTAGGAATTTTAGCATTTGATTCAGGTAAATCTTCTACCAGTGACATGGTTCCGATTAAATCTTTCCCCATATCAATTGCTTCTGCAATAGTTCTTCCTTGGGTATCACGGTCAAGGTCTGGAACATTGACCGTATATTTGATTTTAGGGTCATCAGTTGGAGTTATAACGATTGGAAATACAACAATTTTATCTTTTTTCATAATTAACAATTTAAGATGGTACACGAATAAGGGGTATTGCCCCTTATTTTACCCTTTAAGATTATTTCGCTTCATAATCTTTTCCCAAGTGACTTTGTTAAGATCACCGTGGCGAGGAATTGATTCTGAATGATGACCGTTGGTATAAATATCATGATTATGACCATGACGGTCGAACCACCAGCCATTTTCCTTTAAAACTTTAAGGGCATCTCTTCTTTTTACCATCTTATTTCTCCTTTCACATATTATAATACACGTGTTTAATACGTATGTCAATATAAAATGCAGATTAGTTTAATTTTTTTTAGGAGGTGAAGCTAGTTTTGGCAGAGCAGAAGTTAACAATTAAACAAAAGAAGTTCGCCGATGAATATGTCAAGACTGGCAACGCCACAGATGCCGCTATTAAGGCAGGATACAGCGAAAAATATGCTCACACCAATGCTAATAAATTACTACAAAATACTACAATCAAAGCCCGTATTGACGCTCAAATGCAAAAGCTCGAAGACGACAAGATTATGAAGGCTGATGAAGCTTTGAAACTGATTACCGCAATTGCACGTGGTGAAGAGACTACGACGGTTGAGACAAAAGACGGTTTTTGGTTGACCGTACACCCAACTATCACAGAGAAGCAACGTGCTAGTGAAGCCATCTTGAAGCGCTATCCATTATCTGATATGGATAAAGCCCAGATTAAGAAGGCACAGGCAGAAGCCATTAAGGCGCAGGCTGAGGCACAGGTAGCAAAGGCAAAAGCCGAACAACTCCATACGGTTGCTGACAAGACCCGTGAGAAGATGGACAAGCTAAGCACTGAGGAGTTACGCAACTTAGCCAAGTTAGCAGGTGAAAAAGATGATTAAGCTGACAGCCGCCGAAAAGAACGGAATTGCATTAGCGGCAAAGGAATCACTTGCGCGTAGAAGTTACAGTGATTACTTTCTGCTGGCTAATCCCAGCATGCGGATGTATCCACATACAAAGCTGATCACCGAGAAACTGCAAAAGATAGCAGACGGTGAACAGCATTTTTACATAATTTCTATGCCGCCACAGCATGGAAAGAGCTTAACTATAACGAAAACTTTTCCAAGTTATTATTTAATGAAATATCCAGACAAGCACGCCATGATAGTCGCTTACTCACAAGACTTATATAGTCAGTTTGCGGCAAGCAACAGGCGTGCTTTTTCTGATTGGTCAGGGGCGCTATTCGGATTAAAGACAGGCAAGAACACAGCTCAGACATTTACTGTACAAGACCACAGAGGTGGTTTCTATGCTACTTCTGTGCTTGGTGGTGCTACTGGTATGAGTGCCGATTTGCTGGTTATTGACGACCCCGTAAAAAACGCAGAAGAAGCGCATTCCATGACCGTCAAGGACAAGATATGGGACGAATGGAATTTGACGTTTTACCCACGTCTGCAAAAAGGTGGCTCGGTTATCGTGATCATGACCAGGTGGCAAACAGACGATCTAGCCGGGCGCTTATTGTCTGAATCATCCCTACCGTGGGAAGAAGTCAAACTGCCGGCTATCGCAGAAGACATTCCAGCCGGAACAACTGATGCAATTGGACGCAAGAACGGTGAAGCCCTGTGTCCGCAGCTGCACACGCTCGATGAATTGCTTACCCACAAGCATGATATGGGGACGGTCAAGTTTACCGCACTGTATCAGCAGAGCCCAATTATTGAGGGCGGTAACATCTTCAAAGATGAGTGGGTCAAGTACTACGTGGACAGCAGAGAAACGCAGGCAAGGCTAGGATTAACCGATAAAGATGCGGTGATTCTACCACATCACTTAGACCAAACCGTACAAGCATGGGATGCAACTTTTAAGAGTAAGGCTAATGACGACTTTGTAGCCGGTCAAGTTTGGTCACGCCGTGGTGCCAATTGCTACCTGCGCCCTAACTGGTGCCACAAGCGTTTAAGCTTTACTGAGACGCTAGACGCTATTAGAGCCATGTCCCGCATGTATCCTGACGCTACTGTAAAGCTAGTGGAGGACAAGGCAAACGGTCCGGCAATCATTGACACGCTTAGACGTGAGATTCCAGGAATTATGCCGGTGTCACCAGGCGCAGACAGCAAGGAAGCACGTGCGGCGTCAGTGTCTCCAATGTGGGAAGCTGGACAGGTTTATATACCGCATCCTGCATGGCACCCAGAAGTTAAAGACTGGATTGCTGAAATTTTAGGATTCCCGAACATGCCACACGATGATAACGTGGACTCGATGGTATACGCATTAAGACGACTTAACACGAAGTTTGGTGGTCCAATTGTTAGATACTAGGAAAGGAGGATGTCAATGGCCAAAAAGAAAATAAGGCACTTCAAAACGCCAGTTGTGCGGTCTGATTCGCTTGACCTAAGTCCTACGGTTGACTATGAATCAATTGCATGGAAGACAGTTAATCACTCACAGGACTATGAAGCCTTAGACGACCGATACAAGTATGATGCTATCGCTCATAAAATGGTCTCAAAGGTCGCAGAAGACGCCACAAGAAACGGATTCCGTTTAGTCATTCCAGGCAAACCAGACTTACAAGAGATGTATCAGAATCGCTTAAATGATTTGAAAACGCAACAGGTTTTGTCTCAGCAAATCATCTATCAACGCAAACACGGAGATGGCTATATAACCTACCTAGTTAAAGAGACAAATCCAACGAGTACATTTGACCCTCTTGACCCTGAAAACATCGAGAATGTGGTAGCATTGCACGCATTCGGTCAAAAGAATGTACAAAGCTATCTAACCGACGATGATCCAACGAGTGACGACTACGGCAAAGAGTCAAAATTGAAGATTCAACCAAAACAAGCCGCCACCACATTAGACAGGTACGGTAATCCAACACAAGAAACCAAGGACGAAAATGCGATTGTTCTTGATGCTACCAGGTATAGTCACATCAGCTTAGACAAGTTTGACGATGACCAAACAGGGACATCAATTATCAAGCGCTGTGAAAAGCAACTCAATAATATGGCGATTGCTACCGAATCAGTGGGTAAAATGCTACGAGAATTTACGTTTAAGGTCTTCCAATCTGATAGGCTGATTAATGAACCATTAGACCAGTTCAGACGCGACAGATACGAATTAGCACGCATAGCAAACACCGAAGCTATGATGTTTACTGGTAACGATGACACCGTGACCAAGCTAGCAACGCCAACTGGTGGCATGAATGTCTTACTTGATTACTTGTGGCAAGACCTTTCAACAGCGTCAAACATCCCTAAATCGGTTTTGACGGGTGAACAGTCTGGCACGCTGGCAGGCGCAGGGCAAGACGTGCAAAACTATTATGACAGTGTGAAAGCCTTACAAGAGCAGATTTTGAAGCCCGAAATCATGAATATTGTCCGCTTGTTGATGTATTCGAAAGAATTTGGCGGTTACTTAGACCCAGACAGCTTAGAATGGCACATTGAGTTTAATCCGCTATGGACACCGGACGACAAGACGCAAAGTGAGACACTGGTCAACCATGCAAATGCGGCCGGAACACTGGTCACAAACGGTATTTTTGCCCCTGATGAAGTCCGCAACATGTTCAACGGGCAAGGCAACAACGCAATTCAAGGGATGCAGAACAACGCAAACGTGACTGACAGCGCCGACAATATCGAAGCTCGATATACGCAAGAGCAAATTGACCAGTACTACAAAGACTTAGAAAAGGCGCATCCCGATGGCTAGGCGACGAAATGGGTATCCATTAAAAATTGAACGGTCGTACTATCGGGATATGTCTAAACTCATTCGAGAGTGGCAAAAAATCGCCCTCAGAGCGGTTGACGTGCATTTACGGCATTATCTTATTAACGGCACTAAAATGCTCACAGATGCGGATAATTCACGTCAACCAGATTGGACAAATTACGTACAGCAAACCTTAAATTTGATGTCGGTCAATATGGAAAATTCCGTCACTGACCAGATTCTGCATGATATGACAATGCGTTTTGTCTATGCAGTAAGCCAGTTTAGCGCTAATAAGACGCGTACACATCAAGTAGCAATTCAAACGAAAATTGGACCTTATGCGCTTAATCCGCTAAGAGATAACGCAAAATTGCGTGAGTACACATGGGGCAAGATTCTGGAAAACACCCAATTAATCAAAACCATGCAAGGGCGCTATATCGATCAGTTGAAAGGCGACATTTACCGAACTATCAATGATGGCGGCGGTCTTACTGATATCACACATGCTATCAGCAACCGTACAGGGATGACTTTGCGACATGCTGACTTAATAGCAACCGACCAGACAGGCAAGATACTAGCTCAGATTGACGCTTACCGGAACAAACAGGCAGGATCAACGCGCTATATCTGGCGTTCAATGGAGGACAAACGGGTAAGACCAAAGCACAGAGAATTAGACGGCAAAGAATTTAAGTATGATGATCCCAACGGCGGGGACAACGGTCAGCTACCTGGCGAGCCAATCCGATGTCGTTGCTATCAAGAGGCAGTAGATTAATTAAATAAAACTGGAACGCTTCCTCAATGCGAGGGAGCGCTTTTTTTATGCCCAAAATTAGCAAACTTTGTGAATTTTTTGGTATTCCG